TCACGGGGTGGGGCGGGACACGAGGGAGTCGAGCACCGCTGCCACGGCCGGCCCCTCGTGAGTGCGCTCGACGTAGTGCCTTGCGGTCACCGCGTCGGACCCGTGCCCGAGCTGCGCCGAAGCGACGGCCAGGTCTTCCCGACGCGCGAGCAGGGTCGCGACGGTGCGCCGGAACGTGTGCGGCGTGACCCAGCCGAACCCGGCCTCGTCCCGGATGCCGCGCCACGCCTTGCGGACGTTCCCCGGGTCGCGTGGCGTGCCGACGCTGGACGGGAAGACGAGGTCGCGCGGGTTGCCCGCCGGCTGCAGGACCCGGCGGCGCAGGAGGGTGTCCACCGTGAAGCGGGGGAGGTCGAGACGGCGGCGCGACGTCGCCGTCTTCGGGTGGTCCTGTCTGACGAGCCGACGGGGGCCCTGCTCCTGGTCTTCCCAGACGACCGTCCCCGCGACGGTGAGCGTGCCCTCGTCGAGGTCGACGTCCTCCCACCGCAGGGCGAGCACCTCGCCGATGCGCGCGCCCGTGCCGAGCAGCACGTCGATGATGTCGAGCAGATCGCCCATCGGCGGCCGACCGCGCCGGGGGCGCGCGTCCTCGTCCGTCGGCTTGATCGGGCGACCCTCCTGCCACGCCTTCACGGCCGCGCGAAGTACCGCGACCTCGTCAAGCGTCAGGGCCCGCGGGTCGCGCTTCGTGACCGTGATGCCGGCGACGTCGCGCAGCGGGTTCGTCGGCGCGGCACCGTGCCTCACTGCGAGGCCGAGCATGCCGGACAGCACGGTCCGGCAGAGCTTCGCTGTGGGCGGGCCCACGTTCGTCGCGATCGCCTTGAGGAAGCGATCGAGCCTCGGCACGGTCGCCTCGCGAACCATGAGTCCGCCGACCCCGGGAAGCACGTGATCGTTGAGCACCTCGCGGTAGCGACGCACCGTGTTGATCGCACGGTCGCTCGCCTCGATCTCGGCGAGCCAGACCACAGCGACCGCGGAGAGCCGGGCCTCCGCGGAGATCTCGTCACCCGCCGGAGCGGTGCGCTCGACCAGGGCCGCAGCGAGAGCGCTCCGTGCGGCTCCCTTCGTCGCACCGAAGCGCTCGACGTCACGCGTCACGCCGTCGAAGTCGCGGAACTGCGTCCGGGCGCGGAAGCCTCGGCCGGACGCCTGCACGCGGATCGTGCCCCACGTGCCAACGGGCAGGGGCGGCCTAGCCACGGCGACGGCGCAGCGCGTCGACGATCACCTCGACGCGCTCGAGGTCGTCCTCGTCGAGGCTGAGCAGGTTGTCGACGAGCAGCGACATCCGCTGCGACTCCGCGCGGGAGTCCGGGCTGACGCCCGCGGACACCATCGCCGCGTCCTGCACGCGCTCGAAGGTGAGTTGGAGCCCGGTCGCGAGTTTGCGGAGCGTGTCGGCGCGCGGCATGTGCGGGGCGGTGGGGAGCGCGAGCTGCCCGACCTTCGCCTTGCTGAGGCCGGCTCGGCGCGCGATCTGCGAGTACGACTCGCCGGTGCGGTCTTGGTGGCGGCGGATGAGCTCGTCGAGCCCGATCGCGTCGGTCGTCATGGTGTCGCCTGTCTGTAAGGGGTGGAGACGACGCCGAGTCTAGACACTCTGGACGGCAGGCGTCTAGCGATAGCAGGTTACATGTCCAAGCGGACTAGACACCGGCGCGGATGCGGACTACGTTGACGAACGTCCACGAACGCTAGACGACTCCGCGAGGTCCACCGATGCCCACCGCTCCCGCCCCGACCTGCACGGTCAGCCCGACGCCCGCGCTCGGTGCCGCATACCGAGATGGGAAGTCGTCCTACACCGACCTCGCGCAGGCCGTCGGCTGCTCCAAGGCGCTCATCGGGCAGATCATGGGCGGGCAGCCCACGAGCCTCGAGCGCGCCGAGGCGATCGCCGAGCACTACGGGCAGCCGGTGTCGGTCCTCTTCCGGCACAAGAACGGCGACATGATCGGCGGCGCGTGATGAGCGCCGAGCGCTGGAACCGCCTCGCGGCTGACCTCGCCGCCGCTGGCGTGGAGGTCGTCAGGGTCGACGAGCGCGCCTACAGCGAGTCGAACTACGGGCGTGTGAGGCACGGCGTCTCGCGGTCGATCACGATCCGTCGCGCCGACGGTTGGCTCGTCGAGATCAACGACTCGTGGTGGCACAAGAACGACGCCGTGTGGACCGGCTACACGGTCACCGCTTCGGACCGCGGCTCGATCACTCGGTCAGTTCGCCGCGGGATGAAGCGGCGCAGCGAGGTCGTCGCTGCAGTCCTGGACGCCACTGCACGAAAGGCGGTGGCGTGACCATGCTGCTCGACGACTCGCTGCCTATCTCGCCTGACTGTGTCGTCGGCAAGGGCCGTGCGTGCGCTGGGTTCGCGCTCGACGAGTCGACCGACGAGGTCGTCGACTGCGCGTGTACCTGCCACGAGGGCCCGTGCTCCGCGACCGTCATCGCGGCGACGCGCATCGACGAGGCCGAGCGGTGCGATGAGGCGCGGGTCTGTGGCACCGAGCTCTGTCCGTCTCACGTGGACGACGAGCCGTGACCGGCGGGTGCGTGCCAGGCCTTGCCGGGCGTCTGATCCTCCCGGCGGCGGCCTACGCCCGGGCTCGTGGCCGGTGGCTCGCCGCGCGGAGGTTCGGGCTCGGCGCGTCCGAGACGTCGGGCGTGCTCGGCGTGAACCCGTGGAAGACGCCGTACAGCGTGTGGCGAGAGAAGACGTCCGACCGGCCGCCCGTTGAGGGTGGCGTCGGTGAGGCCGCCGAGTGGGGCACGGACCTCGAGGCGGTCGTCGCGCGGGTCTTCGCGCGCCGTCACCCCGAGCTCGGGAAGCTCGCGCCGACGCCCGGGCTGCTCGTGCACGAGAAGCACCCGCATGTGCTCGCCACGCTCGACCGGCTACTCGTCCCGCGCCGCTCCCGCGGTGGCGTCCCGACGTCGGCGCTCGAGGTCAAGACGGTGTCCGAGCACATGTACCGGCACCACTGGCTCGACGGCGTCCCGCCCGTGCACATCCTCGTGCAGGCTCAGCAGCAGCTCGCCGTCACCGGGCTCGACCATCTGTGGGTCGCGGTGCTCGTCGGCGGCCAGCACATGCCCGAGCCGTACCGGGTCGACCGCGACGACGCCGTCATCGAGACAGTCATCGCGTACGCGGGGGAGTGGTGGCAGCGGCACGTCGTCGACGGTGTCCGGCCGCCGCTCACGTTCGCGGACCGCGACGACCTGGTCCTCGCGCTCCCGGGCGACCTCGACCTCGACCCGAAGCCCGCGGACCCGCCGACGCTCGCCTCGTTCGCGGAGTACGTCGACGCGCGCCGCCGCCGCGACGAGGCCGTCGACGACATGGAGGTCCACGGCTTCGCGGTCAAGACCTACCTCGGTGACCACACCGCCCTCACCGACGAGCACGGCACCGTGCTCGCGACCTGGCGGCCAACGAAGACCGGCCGCTCGTTCCGCACCAAGGAGACCACCGCAGCATGAGCACCCTCGCAACCCCGTCCGCGCTCGCCGAGCGCGTCGCGGCAGCCACCGGCCGCACATCCACGACGCCACGCGAGCGCCGCACCCGCCCCGCCACGGGCACCACCTCCCACCCGCTCGTGCTGCTCGCCGGCGGGTGGAAGTCCGGCAAGTCCTACGCGCTCGCCGCCGCGTCCGCCGACGAGCGCGTCGCGCGCATGACCGTCGTCGAGGTCGGTGGCGACCGCGGCAAGATGGACTCATACGGTGCGATCCCCGGCGCGACGTTCGAGCTCGTCGAGCACGACAACACGTGGGCCGACCTGACCGCCGCGATCGCCGCCGAGTGCGACCAGCCGCCCGCCGACGGGGGCTACAACATCCTCGCGATCGACGGCGCGACGTCCCTGTGGGCCGTGCTCACCCGCTCCGCCCAGCGCGGCGGCCGGGACCTCACCGGCGGCGGATGGTCCGCCGTCAACACCGCGTGGGACGACCTGCTCAACGTCCTGCGCACCTACCCCGGACCCGTCGTCCTCACCGCCCGCACCGACGACACCGGGATCGTCGACGACGCTCTCGGCCGCGTCCGCACCCAGCGGGACCTGGCGTTCGAGGCCGACGTCGTCGTGCAGGCCACCGGCCACCGCCGCTTCACCCTCGCCGGTGCGTCGTCCCTCGCGCTCGCGACCGACGACGTCGCGCTCCCGCTCGAGCTTGGCGACCTCGTCCTGGCCGACCTGCTCGACCTGCTCACCGGCGGTCAGCCGTGACCGCGGTCACCGTCGACGTTCCGGTCTACCTGCAGGTCGAGCCCCGCAAGCGGCTCTGGGACCCTGAGACCAGCCGGTACGACGGTGCGGTCATCGAGGCGACCGTCGTCGCGATGACGAAGACCCGCCCGGGGAAGCCGCGCTGCGGGACGGTCGTCGTGAAGGTCACGCTGCGCATCCCGTCCGCGGCGTTCGACCCGCCGCGGCCCGAGGCCGTCGTCGTGATCCCCGCCGACCTCACCGACGCGCACCCGGTCGTCGTCGAAGCGAGCGACCCCACGGACGACCAGCGGTGAAGCGGACGACCCCGCTCCGCGGGACCACACCGCTCGCGCGCTCCCGCGCGAAGCGGATGCGCCCGCTGCGGCGGCCCGCCATGGACAGGAGCCTGCGCCACCAGGTGTACGTGCGCGCGGTTGGGCGCTGCGAGTTCTGCGGCGTCCCGCTGCCCGGCGACGCGTGGGACGCCCACCACCGGCAGCTGCGGTCCCGCGGCGGACCCGACTCCCTGCCGAACCTCGTCGCGCTCTGCCGCACACACCACCGCTGGGTGCACGAGCACCCCGCCGCAGCGACCGCCGTCGGCTTCATGGTCCCGTCCTGGGCCGACCCCGACACCACCCCGCTCCACCTGCACGGCCGCCGCTGGGTCCTGCCCGGCGAGCGGTACACCCTCACCGACGCACCCAAGGGAGCCTGACCCGTGAACCCCGAGACCCTCGCCCGCAGGGGCGACCCCGCCACGTCCCACGCCGCCGCCGCGAAGCAGCCGCAGCGGTCCCCGCTGATCCGAGCCGCCGTCCTCGAGGTACTCACCGAGGACGGACCCGCGACACACGACCAGATCGTCGCGCGCTACAACCGTCGGATCGCCCACGGGGCGGGCTACCCCGCCGCCTCCGCGTCGTCGATCCGGACCCGCACGAAGGAACTCGTGCGTGATGGGCAGGTCGAACAGGTCCCCGATGCCGTCGGGAGGTCGTCGATGGGGCAGCCCGCGCACCTCTGGCGCGCCGTGACCGTCCAGCAGACCGAGACGAGCGACCAGACGGGCTGGATCGCATGAAGGCCGACCCCCACATGCCCGGCTGCGGGCTGACGTTCGTCGATTTCTTCTGCGGTGCGGGCGGCTCGTCGACCGGGCTGGTCGAAGCGGGTCTGACGCTCGTGTCGGCGTACAACCACTGGGACCGTGCGATCGAGACCCACGCGACCAACCATCGCCACGCGGACCACGTGCAGGCGGACATCTCGAACTACGACATGCGCCTCGTCCCGCGGAACATCGACGTCGCGTGGATGAGCCCGGAGTGCACGTGGCACTCCCCGGCCGGCGGTCGCCGCAACCCTCGCCAGCCCGCGCTGGACCTGTTCGACGAGTACGTCCCGAACGACGCCGGTCAGCGGTCGCGAATGACGATGTGGGACGTCGTGCGCGCCGCGGAGGCCCGCCGGTTCCCGATCGTGATCGTCGAGAACGTCATGGAGGTCACCCACTGGGAACTGTTCCAGGCGTGGATGACCGCGATGGACAACCTCGGGTACCGGTGCGAGACGTTGAGCGTGTCCGCGGCGCACATCGGTGGACCGGGGAACCCGTACGCGCCGCAGTGGCGTGACCGGGTCTACTTCATCTTCGTCCGAGCGGGTGTGCCGGTTCCGGATGTCCGGCCGCGGCCGGAGGCATGGTGCCCGCAGTGCGACACCGTCGTGCGGGCCACGCAGGTGTGGAAGAAGCCGGGGCAGCGGTTCGGGAAGTACGGGCCGCAGTACTACTACGCGTGCACGGAGGGGGCGCACCGCCCGGCGCAGGTCGAGCCGTTCGCTTCACCGGCGGCGGACGCGATCGACTGGGCCGACTTGGGGACGCGGATCGGTGACCGGCCGCGGCCCTTGGCAGAGGCGACCCTGCGCCGTATCCGGGTCGGGGCCCGCATGTTCGCGGGTGAGACGAACGTGGTCGCGCACTCGGGGCACACGTGGGATGCGGCGAAGCCCGCACACCCGGCGTTCGGTGACCCGTCCGCGTACTACCGGGTCCTGCCCGTGCACGGGGCACCGCTGATGACCCGCTCCGGGGCCCCAGGGGACGGGATCGCGACCCCGCCGTTCATGGTGTCGGTCAACCACGGTGGCGCTGACGCTCGAGCGTTCCGCCCGGACCAGGGGCCTCTGCCGACCCGCTCCACGAAGGTCGGTGACGGCTTGGTCATGCCGTTCATCACCGAGCTGTACGGGACCGGGACCGCGAAGTCCGTGCAGAACCCGCTCGGTGCGGTGACCGCTGGCGGCAACCACCAGGGCCTCGCCGTCCCGCCCGGTGCGTTCATCCAGAAGCACCACGGCGGGGTGGACTACCCGCGGGTCGAGCACATGCTCAAGCCCATCACGGAGCCGTTGCCGACGGTCGTGGCCCGCCCGAACGTGTCACTCGTCGTGCCGGTGCGGAAGCGGCCGACGGTCGACATGGACGACCTCGAGTCGATGGACGTCTCGGACTACCGGTTCCGGATGCTGTCGTGGCGGGAGCACGCGACGGCGCAGCGGTTCCCGGTGGACTACGAGTTCACGGGGAACTCGTCAGAGAACACGATGATGGCGGGGAACGCAGTCGCGTCGAACGTCGCGCACTACCTCGGCGCGAAGGTCGTCGAGGCGCTCTGCGGGGTGCCGAGGTGAGCACCGAGTGCATCCGACGCCCAGGGTCGCTGTTCACGCTGTGCATGTGCCCGCCGTGCGCGCGGCGAAAGCGCCGGCTCGCGAAGGCCGCCCGGGCGGGCCTTCTGCCCGAGCGGCGGACCGCAGCCGTGTGGGAGCTCGTCGATGCACGGATCGCCGCCGGGTGGTCACCACTCGCGGTGGGGTCGGCTGCGGGGCTCCCTGAGCGGACGATCCGCAGTGCGCTCGACCGCCGCGCTCACGGGGCCCCAGGCACGTGGACGCATGCGAGCGAGAAGGCGCTACTCGCGTCGGCACCCTGGCCGACGGACGGCATGCTCGGTGCACACGGGCCCCGCCGCCGTCTGCGTGCCCTCGCCCGCGTCGGATACAGCCTCGACGCCCTTCACCAGCGTTCGGGTCTGCCGATGATGACGCTGTCCGTCATCCGCTCCGGGAGGGTTGCCACGGTCCGCGCGGACACACACCGTGTCGTGCGCGAGCTGTACGACGCGCTGTCGATGACACCAGGCGCGTCCGAGACGACACGCACCACCGCCTGGCGCGCCGGGTGGGCGTCGCCCCTCGCATGGGACGACGACACCATCGACGACCCCGCAGCTGAGCCCAACACTGGCGCACCGGCGCGGCACCTCGACCTCGACGAGTGGATGTTCCTGGTCCGAAGCGGCGAGCCCGCCGCGGCCGCGGCGCGTCGGTGCGGCGTGACGGTCAGTGCTGTCGACCGCGCAGCACGCCGCCTCGGACGGCCGGACGTCGTCGCGGCGGTCGCCGGCGCTGTCTCCGCGGAGCGGAGGGCGGGATGAGCGGCGGGAATGTCGTTGCGGCGTTCTCCGTGGCGGGAGAGCCGATGTCCAAGGCCCGAGCGCGCTTCACCGGGTACGGGAGCAGCCGTGTCTACACGCCAGAACGCACCCTCGCCGCTGAGGCGCGAGTTCGCGCAGCCTTCCTTCGGGTCGCAGACCGGACTCACTCGAAGGACCCTGATGCGGCGTTCGCCGTCGAGGCGCACTTCTACGCGGGCACCGGCCAGCGCCGCGATGTCGACAACATGCTCAAGCTCGTGCTGGACGGCCTCAACAAGGTCGCCTGGCCCGACGACGTTCAGGTAGTCGAGGTCATCGGCCGGAAGAGCCGTGTGCTGCCAGCGGAAGCCCGCACCGAGATCGTCGTTCGCCACGTGGGGATGGTCGACCGTCCCAGGAAGGCGTGCGAGCAGTGCGGCAAGGAGTTCGCCGTCTACGCGTCGACAGCGGCTACAACGCGCTTCTGCTCGGCCGAGTGTCGGTCCACGCATCGTCGTTCCGCGCGAGAGCGCGTCTGCGAGCAATGCGACGTGCTTTTCCTCGCGCACGGTCCCAAGGCCGCCACACGCTTCTGCTCGGCCGCGTGCAAGACCGCCGCTGGGCGCGTCACCGTCACGTGCGCCGGATGCGGCCAGGAGTTTGAGCGTCAGCGCTGCCACGTCCGCACGACCAACTACTGCACGGTCGAGTGCCGCGCGAAGCACACCGCGCCGCGCCGGTACGCCGGGGCCCGCGGCGTGTGCACGGACTGCGACGGGCCCACCAGCAAGAAGACCTATGCACGGTGCATGCCGTGCTCGATCCGAGCGGGTGGCCGGTGGGCCGACCGCGTCCAGGAAGGACCCCTCCCGTGAGCGTCGAGTCCATGTCGCTCGCCCTGCATCACTCGCGCGCGCAGGGCACGACGAAGCTTGTCCTGCTCGGCATCGCGAACCACGACGGCGACGGTGGCGCGTGGCCGACCGTCGCGACCCTCGCGAAGTACGCAGGCGGTGTCAACGAGCGCACCGTGCGTCGTGCGATCGCCGAACTCGTCGACCTGGGGGAGGTCGTCGTCCACGTCAATGCGGGCGGTGACCGGAACACCCGCGGCGACCAGCGCCCGAACCTCTACGAGGTCGTCCTGACGTGCCCCGACGAGTGCGACCGGTCGAAGAACCACCGAATCGACGGGCGGACATGCACGTCCTCCCGTTCCGGTGACGGGGGGACACAGGCGTCCGAACGGGAGGACACCGGCGTCCGGAACGGGGGGACACCAGTGCCCGCCGAACCGTCCTTGAACCTTCCCTTGAACCGGGAGAGCGTGCGCGAGCGCGACGACGCGCCCCACGCGGTGGTCGGGGAGCTCTCTCCCTACGAAGACCTCGGAGGACGACCCGCGCCGCCTCCGCCCCCGCTGCACCCCGACCGCTGCCCGCTGCACCAGCTCGACGCCGTCCCGCCGCCGTGCGGCTCGTGCGGCGCAGCCCGCCGCGCGCACGAAGCCGCACTCGTCAGGACTGCCCGGGCCGAAGCCGCGGCCGAGCGCGAGCGCCGGCACGCCGAGGCCCGCCTCGCACGCGAGGCGATCGCCGCGTGCGGATGGTGCGACGACGACGGCTACATCCACGGGCGACCCTGCGACCACGTCCACCCCGAGCACCTTGCCCAGACCGCCCGTTCCGGTGCCGACGCCGCCCGCGCGGCCGCGGGCCTGCCGACCAAGCACCGACAGGAGGTCCACGCGTGAGCACCAAGACCGCCCAGACCGACTACGAGCGTCGGTTCGTGACGTACCTGCGTCTCATGGCGGCATGCGTCGATGACCTCGTCGTCGGGTACGTCGAGCTGATCGGGATGGTCGCCCGCGGGGCAGGCGCACCACACGGCGGCGGTGGACGGTCAACGGACGCCGTCGCCGCCCCGATCAGGATCGGCGTCGTCGACGCTGCCGCAGCGGTCGAACGGGTCGTCGAGCAGCACGTTCCGCTCGTGCGTGGTGCGCTGCGCCTCGGCCTGAACGCGGACGCCGCGACGTCACGACACCGGCGGACCGTCGACGGGCTGCGGTTCCTCGGTGCGTCGCTGCGCGCCGTGTACGAGACCGACCCCGACACGGGCGACCGGCTCACCGACGCACTGTGGGACGCGCGCCGCGACGTCACCCAGTACACCGGCGAGGGGACCAGGCCCTACCGTCTCGAGGACCCTTGCGAGGCGTGCGGACAGCACGCCGTGTGGGTGAACCCCACGAGCATCAGCGCCCGGTGCACCGCCTGCGGGAACACCGCCGCATGGTCGGTCTCGCAACTCGTCCACGTGACCGTCAGCGCGCAGCCCCAGCAGCAGCCAAGACGTGCCATGCTCTCGACGTGACCGACGAGCTGACACCCTCTCGCGTGAACCGGGCAGGCAAGACCATCCGGTACTTCTTCGAGGGTCGCGACCTCGACGAGCCGTCGCTCACCGCCGCGATCGGGACGCTCGTTGAGTTCCGTGCTCTTCACCAGCGGCCACTGACCAGTGCGAACATGGGCCTGCGGTCCATGGTCCGCACCGCGCAGTGCCGGGCCCCGGAGATCTCCCAACGACTCAAGCGGATCCCGACGATCATCGACAAGTTGACCCGTGAGCCGACCCTCGCGCTCGCGAACATGCAGGACCTCGGAGGGTGCCGGGCGGTCCTCGACAGCATCGATGAGGTGCGGCGGGTTCAGAGCAGACTCGAGCACGCCGGTCGCGTCGAGAGGATCAGCGACTACATCACGGCACCCCGCGACTCGGGGTACCGCGGCGTCCACGTAATCGTCCGGTACCACGAACGTCGCATCGAGGTACAGTTGCGCACCAAGGTGATGCACTCGTGGGCCGTCACAGTCGAGGCACTCGGCGGCATCATCAACGAGGACGTCAAGAGCGGCCGCGGTCCCGCCCCGGTCCAGAACCTGATGAGCGCGATCTCACGCGCCATGGCCCTTGAGGAGCAGGGTCAACGCGTCGATGATCAACTTGAGCGTGAGATCCACCAGCTGCGCACGAGCGCAGCCCCGTACCTGACAGGAGGCCGGCGATGAGCGCGATTCACCACTTCTTGCTTGTGTTCGACCACAGCCAGGGCAAGTTGATCGAGCAGGTCGACTTCCTCACCGACGGCGCTCGGGCCGTACGTGCGTACTCCGCGAAGGAGACCGAGTACAGGGACCGACGCGACATCGAGATCGTCCTTGTGGGCTCGGACTCCATCGACACCGTGAAGCTCACCCACGCGAACTACTTCGACCACAGCATCGCCCTGTCGAAGTACCTGCACGGCATCCTGCCCGACCGCATGACCGTGTAGGCACCCGCACGGGAACCCCTGCGCCGACGCCCCCCGAACCGCCAGACACGGTTCGGGGGGCGTCGGCGTACCACGAGCAGCGCAGGTCAACCCACGAGCGCGTTGAACTGCGCTGCTCGTGGTACGCCGTTCGACGAGCGGGAACGCCACAACTCGACGAGGTGCGCCGTGACACCGAGCTCACGCGCCAACGCCCCCGCGTGCGGTCCGACGAGCGACTCCGCCGACGCGTACTCCATAGGCGAGATCAACAACCGCGCCGCGTAGACGTCAGCCTGACGCTCGTCACGCGATCGGTCGTGCGTGCGCGTCCAGTCGTGACCGTGCCAGTGGTGCCCGCACTCGTGCGCGAGCGTCACACGCTGCGTCAGCGCGGACTTCCGCGGATTGAGCAGGACCACACCCGCCGACGTGAGCTCACCGTTACGCCGACCGAGGTCCCGCCACACCACGCGCAGCCCCAGCGCTTCCGCGTGCTCGATCACTTCGTCCACCGTGCTCCTACGCCTCGTCCTGCTGAGCCTCGACCTCGGTGTCGATATCAGCATCTGAGGCGGCCAGTGTGTA